GGTAAAACCCTATCAGATGTCTTTAAGGACATATATGATAATTCCCACACCAACAAGAAGCAATTAGAAGTTCTAATGAAAGAGGTGGTAGGATTTATTAAGGACGGCGATACAGCCGTTCAGATTATCCCTATGCTAAAAGAGTATTTGGAAATCAATGTAAAGAACGATGAACAACTTGTCAAGTTAGCAACAATCGTTCAAAGAATTACAGCAGCTGAAAAACGAGCAACATCTGACGATAGCGAATTCGGTTTATCAGAACAGGAAAAAGAACAACTGATGGATGCGATAGAATCAGATGTTCAAGAGTTACAACAACATCAGGACGATATACATTCAAGTATAGAAACTAAAAGAGATAATTAAAATCATGGCAGATGTAGGCTACATTGAAGATGATGTTAAAAATGTAAATGTACCACAAGAAGATGGTGTTATTACATTTAAACAGGCAATAAAATTAATAGAAGAGATAGTGAATGCAAAACGCTTTTATCAGATTGAGCCTGCAGAAGTAGAAAAAGTTTATTTAACACAAACAGATTTAATTGGTGATGGTTTGGTATTGGAAGATGGTAGTGCAGATTTTAATTTTTTAGGTTCAGTAAGAGCAAGACTACATCACACACAACCTGATGTAAAAATAACTGAATGTTCTATATACAAACCTTTAATTGGAAGTGGTATTCGTAAGTATCCCAATTGTGGAGAAAGTGTTCTTTGTTATCAAAATAAAAGAGAAAGATTTTATCTACCACTTAATATAAATTATACAAACAATCCTAATAATAATTCTTTAGTTGGTGCATCAAGACAATACACAGGAATAAGTTCTAATGTTGGTACAACAATAAATGTTCCAAATAAAACTGAGGAACCGAAGTTGGGTAATTACTTTCAACCAAATGGTCAAATAAAAAGATTATTTCCTGCAGAGGGTGATACTACAATAGAGGGTAGATTTGGAAATACAATTCGTTTGGGAAGTAGTCATACATTTAGTTCTGATAAAACAGAACCTGCAACACCAAATATTATTATTCGTGCAGGACAAAGACAAACAATAAATAATCAAGTATCAATTGAAAATATTAATAAAGATAGTTCTACAATATATTTGAGTTCTTTAGAACAAGTAAAAATAAATGTAACAAAAGATTCGGAAGTGATAACAGGTGTTAAGGAATTTGAACAACCACAAATTATACTAAATTCAGAAAGAATTATATTTAATAGTAGAGTAGATGGTATTGGTTTATTTGCAAATACAAACATTGGTATTTTGGCAAAAGAAAAGGTAGTATTGGAAACACCACAAGTGATAGTTGGTAGTAACACTGCAACAGAACCACAAGTATTAGGACAAATATTGTTCGATAAAATAAGTGCATTAGTTGATGCGATTGGTAATGTAACTGGAATACCAACACCAACTGGACCGACACCTGGACCAGTAAGTGCAGCACCAACTTGGCCAAATGTAATTACAGCAAGAGATGCAATTAAAGATGCATTAAGTGAACAACATAAAATTGATAAGTAATGAAGAATAAAAATGGCATTCACACTATTTAAAGAAGAGTATACAAAAAGAATGAATGATGGTCCGTTTTTTGAAACAACAGATGAAACTGCTGAATTCATATCAACACTATATGATGATTCAATTAAAGGTGGAGTGTCAACAAATGGTGGAACCTTATTAACAGGAAATAAAGCTGGTTTGGTAGAACAATTAAAGATTGGACTAAGTAGTGAAGTCCCATCACTATTATTTTTTGAATCACAATTAAGTCTTGGATTACTTGCATATTGGACAGCTGGTGTATTGACTAATGGTTCAACCGTAGTCACACCAGGATTACCAATACCACCAAATACATTTTCAAATGCAGATACTATAGAAGATTTTTTAGGTAATTTTGAAAATGCATTTTCAATACATTATAGTGGAGCTGCAGGAATGTTAGGAACCACACCATGGGCAGGATACAATGTACCATAAAAAAAATTTAAAGTTACAACAATAGGAGTTAAAAATGACTAAACAGGCACTAATGAAAATAATAACAGAAGTAGTTCGTAAAGAAGTACAAAAAGAAGTGAAGAAGATATTTATTACTGAACAGAAAAAATCTAAAGTTACTTCAAAACCAATTACGGAAAAACAACCAGTTAAAAAAGAATATAAAAAGAAACATTACACAGATAATAAATCTTTAAATGATATTCTAAATGAAACTGCAAACTCACCAAAAGAGGGTATGGAAGAATATCCAACAATGGGTGGTTCTACACTTGATAGTACAAACATGGTAGATATGTTGGGTTATGGAGATATGGGGTTACGAGGTGGCGATTCAGAGACACAAAGAAAAGTTGCTGCAGTACAAACAATGAAAGAAGCTGGTGTATCATCAGAACAAGTACCAGAAAGTTTAGTAAATGCATTGACTCGTGATTATAGTGATTTAATGAAACATGATAAAATGAAAGGTAAATAGGAATAAGAAATGGCAGATAGTGTAACCGAAATAGACAATAATCCAGATGCATATGTTGGGTTATCTTTTCCCCTTGGATATAGTAATCAAGGATTTTTTAGACAAACAAAAAAACTAAATGAACAAGTTAAGTCTAATCTAAGAAATCTTTTATTAACATCTAAAGGTGAACGAGTTATGCAACCAACATTTGGTTCCGATTTACAAGATTTATTATTCGAACAAATAACAGATAATTTAGATGAAAAGATTGAACAAACAATAACAGAGGCAATTGAACAATGGTTACCATATGTACTTATTAATAATATATTTGTAGTACAGAGTGATGCGAATCCAAATGAAGTTCAAGTACAACTTGAATTCTCAATAACAACTGAACCTGATCAGTTAGATCAAATAACATTTAATTTTGCACTTGGAGATTAAGATATGCCACAAGCAAATCCAGACTACGGCACAAATAAAAAAATTATACAAAAAGAAGTAAACTATCTTGGTAGAGATTTTAATGATATAAGACAAAATCTTATTGAGTTTGCAAAATCATATTTCCCAAATACATTTAACGATTTCAATGAAACAGATCCTGGTATGATGTTTATTGAAATGGCCTCTTATGTTGGTGATGTATTGAATTACTATGTAGATAATCAATTCAGAGAAACATTAATTTTACAGGCAGAAGGACGAAAGAATATATTTGATATTGCTCAGTCAATGGGATATAAACCAAGTCTTTCATCACCTGCACATACAAAACTAACCTTAACAATGGAAGTACCTGCAGTACTTAATTCAGACAATGAAACTTATTCACCTAATTTATCTTATGCAGGAATAGTTAGTGGTGATAGTATTGTTACTTCGAATAGTGGAGTACAATTTACAATATCAGATTCAGTTAACTTTAAAGTATCGAGTTCACTTGATCCTATGTTAATTGAAATGGTTACACCAGCAAGTGGTACTGATCCAGAAACATTTAAATTGACTAAGTATGCATTGTGTAAATCAGGAACAAGAGAATCTGAAACCTTTACATTTAATAGTGCAAAGAAATTTGATAAAGTAATTTTAAGTAATGAGGATGTAACAGAGATTATTTCTATAACAGATAGTGATGGAAATAAATGGTATAATGTTCCTTATTTAGCTCAAGATACCGTATATGAAGATGAAGAAAATGTAAGTCTTAATGATCCTGATTTAGCAGAATTCTCAAATGACACACCTTACTTATTAAAGTTAATTAAAACACCAAGACGATTTACAACTTATGTTCGTGGTGTTGATAACAAAACAGAAGTAAGATTTGGTAGTGGTGTTAGTGGAAATGCAGATGAGGAGATTGTACCTAATCCAGATAATGTTGGTTCATCACTTTCAACAGGACTTACGAAATTAGATTCAACCTTTGACCCAAGTAATTTTTTAAACACAAGAACATTTGGATTGGCACCACAAAATACTACACTAACTATAAAATATAATTATGGTGGTAGTGTTGAACATAATGTTAGAAGTAATTCAATTACAAATGGAAGTGATTTAACATTCACAATAAATTCAGAGGGATTAGATACTACTTTAGTTGGAGATGCCGAGAAGAGTTTAACAATTACAAACGAGTCTTCAGCAACAGGTGGTTCTTCAGAAGAGACTATAGAAGAAATTAGACAAAATGCATCTGCATATTTCAATGCACAAGGAAGAGCAGTTACACAAAGAGATTACATTTCAAGAGTTTATTCATTACCACAAAAGTATGGTAACATTGCAAAATGTCATTTAGTACAAGATGAACAATTAGAACAAAATACTCAAACCGTTATCAAGAATGGTAAAATTAAAAAACAAAAAAATGTTAGTATAATACCAAATCCATTAGCATTAAATTTATACACACTTGGATACGATGATTCTGGAAAACTTTGTTCTTTAAATAGAGCAGTAAAACAAAATTTAAAAACTTACCTATCACAATATAGAATGGTAACAGATGGTATTAATCTAAAAGATGCATATACAATTAATATTAATATACGATTCTCAATA